AATGAGTGGTTCACGTCCTTACTCTTTCTTAACATCTATAGCGGCAAATAATTACTTTTCAAATGGAGGAAATTCATTATGGGTTACTCGTGTAGTAAGTCAATCCTTCCTACCTGCAACAAGTTCAGCAGTAGCTGATACAGATGGAGGTATGAACACAGGTTCAGGTAGACCCGGAGGAGTTGCTGTAACAGGAAAAGCTCCTTTTGTATTAGAAACTATATCTGAAGGTACAATAATGAACTCAGGACATACTGAAGTAACAGGAGGTTCAGGAGCATTAGTAAATGGAACAATTGATAACCTTAGATGGGAAATAGCAACAGTAAACACTTCATCAGGAACTTTTTCATTATTAATTAGAAGAGGAGATGATGATGCAAGTCAAAAAATAGTATTAGAATCGTATAATAATTTATCACTAGATCCAAATTCACCTAATTTTATTTCAAAAGTAATAGGAGACATGGATAAATCAGTAGCAACTGATGGTACTGATTATTACATAAAAGAAACAGGTAATTATCCAAATGCTTCAGCTTATGTAAGAGTAAAAACAGTTAATAACTTAACACCAGATTATTTTAATAATGCAGGTGTTGCTCAAGATAAGTTTACAGGAAGTTTACCTGATGCCCCACAATCATCATCACTAGATGGTGGAGCTGGATCAAATATTCCTACTACAGATGGTGGATATAGTAGAAAAATGAATTTTTATGATGATATCGATAATACAGATAATCAAGGATTAGAAGGAGCAAATTATGCAACAGCAGTAGGATTAATGGCTAACACAGATGATTATAAATTTAATGTATTATCAGCACCAGGATTAATTAATGCAAATGCATTAACCGGTACAACACCAATCACTAATGCAGTGTCTAACACAATAGCAAGAGGAGATAGTATGTTTATAGTAGATCTAGTGAATTATGATACAGCATTAGCTACAGTAACAACTCAAGCAGCTGGGTTTGATAGTTCATATGCAGCAGCATATTGGCCTTGGGTTCAAACGATTGATCCTAACACAGCAGAAATGGTTTGGGTACCAGCTTCAACAATGATACCAGGAGTATATGCATTTACAGATGCTTCAAGTGATCCATGGTTCGCACCAGCAGGTATAACAAGAGGTGGATTAGGACAAGTAATTAGAGCTGAAAGAAGATTAACAGTAAGTAACAGAGATACATTATATGAATCTAATGTTAATCCAATAGCTACATTCCCGGGACAAGGTGTTGTAGTATTTGGACAAAAAACACTACAGAAAAAATCAAGTGCTTTAGATAGAGTAAATGTAAGAAGATTAATGATTGCTCTTAAGAGCTTTATAGGACAAGTTTCAGATAATTTAGTGTTTGAACAAAATACAATAATTACAAGAAATAACTTCTTATCACAAGTTAACCCTTATTTAGAGTCAGTACAACAAAGACAAGGATTATATGCATTTAAAGTTGTAATGGATGATACAAATAATACACCAGCAGTAATTGATAGAAATCAATTAGTTGGTCAAATATTTTTACAACCAACTAAAACAGCTGAATTCATAATTCTAGATTTCAATGTTTTACCAACTGGAGCAACATTTCCAGCATAAAAATTAAAAAATTAGATATTTATAATAAAATAAAATAAAATAATAAAATGGCAGTATTACAATCATCGGAAATATTTTTTACAGCATTTGAACCAAAACAAAAGAATAGGTTTTTTATGAGTGTTGAAGGTATGCAATCCTACCAAATAAAAGCAGTAGGAGCTGTTAACATAGCACAAGAAGCAATTCCATTAAATCATATAAATGTTCAAAGATTTGTGAAAGGAAAAACAACTTGGGGACCAATTTCAATGACGTTATTTGACCCTATTACACCATCAGGAGCACAAGCAGTGATGGAATGGGTTAGATTACACCATGAATCAGTAACAGGTAGAGATGGATATTCCGATTTTTATAAAAAAGATTTAACATTCAACGTACTAGGACCAGTAGGTGACATAGTATCTGAATGGATAATTAAAGGCGCAATGATAACATCAGCTAACTTTGGGGATTATAGTTGGGATGATGATAGTGCTGCTCAAGAAATTTCATTAGAAGTACAACCAGATTATTGTATTTTAAATTTCTAGAAAATTTTACACTCCCTGATATTTCCTTCAAAAATAGCTTGGCTTCGGTCAAGCTTTTTTGTATATTACATATGTATAACAAATAAACAAATAGTTATTTAAAAATAGATTATGCAAGAATTCAAAATTCCAACAGAAACGATAGAATTACCATCACAAGGCTTATTATACCCTAAAGACCACCCATTATCAAGTGGTACAATAGAAATGAAATATATGACTGCTAGAGAAGAAGATATACTAGCAAATCAAAATTATATAGCAAATGGAACTGTAATTGATAAATTATTAAAATCTTTAATAGTTACAAAAGTTGATTATAATGATTTACTTATAGGTGATAAAAATGCTGTTATGATAGCAGCTAGAATATTAGGTTATGGACCTAAATACAAATTTGAGTATAATGGTGAAGAAGAAGAAGTAGATTTATCTAAAATAGATAACAAAAAAATAGATAAAAAATTATTTACTCCTGGTAATAATGAATTTTCTTTTGTATTACCTCATTCTAAAAATAAAATTACTTTTAAAATGATGACTCATAGAGATGAGCAAAAAATAAATAAAGAAATTGAAGGTTTACAAAAACTAAATAAAGATGCTAATCCTGTAGTATCAACAAGATTAAAATTTCAAATTATTTCTGTAAATGGGGACTCAGATCCACCTACTATACGTAGCTTTGTAGATAAAGCATTATTAGCTCAAGATTCAAGAGCTTTTAGAAAACATATTAGCGATATACAGCCAGACATAGATCTGACTTTTTTTCCCCGAGGGACTAAGGAACCAAGACCCATCCCAATTAGTCTCAGGTTTTTTTGGCCTGACGTCTAAAGAGGGGTTTGCCTTACATAAACATGTATTTAAAACTATACATGAAATAGTATTTCATGGTAAAGGAGGATATGATTGGCATACAGTATATGATATGCCTATATGGTTAAGAAATTTCACTTTTACAGAAATTAAAAAATATTATGATGATGAAGCAGCAGCAGTTAAAAAAGCAAACTCTAAATCATCTAAGTCAGGAAATAAAACAACTACTAATATTTTAGATAGTTCAGGAAAAATAAATCCCCCAAGCTTTCAAGGAAAATCAAGTTATAATTAAAAACTCAATTTTTTAATATTTATAACAAAACATCGCTTAAATGGCAGATCAAAAAGACATCCAAAATCAAAAGGAACTAAATAGTGAATTAAAAGAAACTAATAAACTCCAAAATGATTTAGCAGCTTCAGCTCAAAGAGCTAAAGATAGAGTTAGTGAATATGCTTTAGAAATTAAAAAAGCAGGTAAAGATTCTGGGGAAATGGCTAGTTCATTTACTAATGCCCAAAAAGATGTTACTTCTTTAGCTAATTCTATGGGTAAAATGGCTGCTTATAGTAAAGAAGATCTTAAAGATTCAAAGAAAAGGGCACAATATCAAAAAGATATAGCCGCTGTAGCTCAAAAAAGAGCTAAAATTGAATCTAGAATTGCTGCTAATAATGTAATGATGGCTAATGCCACAGAAGAAGAAGCAGAAAATTATAAAGTAATAAATGAGCAATTACTTAATTCTTTAGACACATCAGAAGGAATCCAAGAAAAATTTCAAGGAATATCAGAGGAAATAGATAAAATAAATAAAGGAAGTAATTTTGCAACTAAACTAGCAGCTGGGGTTAAAGATATACCTGGTTTAGGTCCTTTATTAGCTGGTCCTATTGGAGATATGGCTAAAGGTATTGATGCCATGAATGTTGGTATTAAAGATGGTAAAGAAGGAATTGAGGTTATGGCTATGCTTACAGATGGTTTAATGAAATCTGCTTTTATATTCATAGCTAAATCTGCATTTGATGCTGATAAGTCTACTACTAATATGGCTAAGCAGTTAGGTATTTCAAAAGCTGAAGCTACTGAAATATCTGAAAGATTTAATCTTATAGCTTTACAATCAGGAGACTCAACAATTAATGCCGAAAAATTAAAAGAAGCATTTAGTCAATTAGGTAATGAAGTAGGAGCAGTTACTGGGTTTACAGATGAGCAAATTACAATGCAATCTAAACTTACTAAACTAGTAGGATTAGAATCATCAGAAGCAGCTAAATTAACTAAGTTTGCTATTGGTAAAGGAAAATCTACTGAAAAAGCAACTATTGAAATTTTAGATCAAGTAGCAGCTTTAGAAAAGGAAACGGGGATAAGGTTAGATGGTAGAAAAGTACTTAAAGAAGTTGCAAATATTAATAGTAATCTAGCAGCTTCATATAAATTTAATACTGCTGAATTAGGTAGAGCAGTAGTTCAAGCTAATAAGTTAGGTTTAACTTTAGAAAAAACATCAGACATCTCACGTGGTCTTTTAGATTTTGAAGAATCTATAGCAGCTGAAATGTCGGCTGAATTAATGATTGGTAGAGATCTTGAATTATCTAAAGCAAGATCATTAGCTTTAGATGGTAAATCAGCTGAGGCAGTTGCAGAATTAGCTAAAAACTTTGGATCAGCAGAAGAATTTTCTAAATTAAATGTATTAGCTAGAGAAGATTTAGCTAAAGCTATGGGGATGGAAGTAAATGAATTAGCTGATTCAATTAAGAAACAAGAAATTTTAAATAAATTAGGTGCAAAAAGTATAGCTGATGCTGCCTCAACAGAAGCAGGTAGAAAAAGATTAATAGAACTTGGAGGTGAAGACCTTTTAAATCAACAGTTACAACAAGATGCTGCTCAAAAGTTTGCTGATACTATGGCTAATTTACAATCAGCAGTGGGTAACATAGCAAATGCTATGATGCCACTTGTAGATTTTATGGCATCTATAGCTAGTAACTCAACAGTATTATATGGAATGTTAGGAGCAATTGCAGGAGTAAGTTTAGTAGGAACAATTGCAAAGTTAGGATTAATGGCAGTACAAATGGCAGCATCAGGTGTTGCTGCAATATCATTAAGTTCAGCTTTAACTTTTGGGGTAGGAGCAGTAGCTATTTTAGCAGGAATAGGGGCATTAGTAGGTTATATGAATAGTGAAACTTCTAAAGCTAAAGCAAATGCTAAAATGAGTGATGGGATTATAGGACCAGGTGGTGAAGTAATGGTTAGTGGCCCAAAAGGAAGTGTAAACATAGACTCAGCCGATTCTATGTTAGTTGGAACTAATTTAGGAGGTGGTGGAGGATCACAAGAATCTAAAAAAACAAACAAACTTTTAGAACAAATTCTTATGAAACAAGGAACCGTTGAAATGGACGGAAATAAAGTAGGAACTGCCTTTGCGGTAGGTTCTTAC